ACGTCGGGGTCTACGGCCTCTGGAAAAATCCAGTAGTGCGGGTCAAGCTGCATCTTTCTTCCATGCGTGAACAATGATCGTGGGATTGAGGGCTTTGATAATAATTGGGTCTTTGCTGGTCAGCTTAATGTAACGTCCAGCCGGATAGGTCTTCCCGTTGATCTCAATGTCAGCATACACAGAGACTATGTAGTTGTTTTCATTGGACTTTCGGACAACAGTGGTCGATGCGCTCTTGAATGGGATGGCTGTGGCGTGGCGTTCCCACTCCCAGCGGTTTTTCTTGGGGTTGATACAGACAAGATCGACACCACCCCGAGGGAACTCTGTCCAACATGACTTCCAACGCATCGTAGTTGGCAGATAAGTGTCGTGCCAGATGAAAGGATTGTCCCAAAGGAAGTTCGGATCGGCGTACCACGTGGTAAGTCGCTTGGAAACGCTGGTAACTTGCCGAGGATACATGCCAGTTGGCACATACTTTTCCTCAACCTTGGTCATATCGACGTCATCTTCTGCGATGCCGGGGAAACTCGGCAGGTCTGTGATCCTTGGGGATTTATACGGCTTCAGGAACATGAAGCCCGGCAGGTCTCGCGTCATGTGATGGACGCTTGGCGCATTGTCGAGCCAGTATTTGGAGCGGCGGAATTCTTTTTCGCCAGTGTAGAATTCCATCGGAATGACTATGCCAGTCGTCCCGGCTGCGACGTCGCGTGTGTTTGAATAGACAAAATCGCCAGCGTCGTAGTCTATCGCCTCCTTTGGGACTGTGCGTGTCATGTTCATACTTCCTCTGGTCCAGCTGCCTTGCTGACTGTGCGCTGTTTGCCGATGAGCTTCTCAATGCCAGATGGGACTGAGGTTTTTCTCTCATGCGCGCCGCGAATATGACGCTCAATGGAGTAATGCGTGGCCTCAACGTCCACTTCGCCGCCTTCGCCCTCTAGGATAGGACGCACATTGATCGTGTGTCGCTCGCCGTCGTAAGTATATTTGACGACGAGGCTCTCGATGTCCGCATCGAAGTCGATGACGGTGTACTTTGTGTTTCTCATTTGCGTTCCCACATTGTTTCTCGGTAAAGACTTGGTTGGCTCGTGCGCTTCATGCGTGTTTCTCGAAGCTTGGCTTCTTCTTTGGGTGTCATCCCCCGGATAATTGCTTTCTTGTCCATGCCCCTCCTGAAAGGCACCGCCTGCACAAGTGGATAACCTCTAGGGATGGTCTTAGTCGTCCCTTTGAAATTGAGGAAGCTCGGAAAATTGACGTACTCGAAGTATTTGTCGGTCTCGACGATGCCAGACATTGGCGTAAAAAGGCTGTCTTCTTGGGAAAGAAGCGGCGTGAAAAGAGTGGACCAGCCTTTTGTCGTTGTGACCTGCCAGTAATTCAGGAACTTGAGGGGCGGAAGGTTGGACTTTGGGTGCTTGCCGATCTGTTCTTTGGTGTGAGCCTCAATGACTGGCACCACAAAGTCTGACTTCCAGTCAACGATGTCGCCTTCTTCGTTGACGCGCACTTCGATCTCGGCTGGCGTAGTTAAAATATACCCGGCACTCATGGCGTCCAAGACAGGCGGGCACCTCTTGAGGGTGCGCCCCATGAATTTATCAGGGCCTTCCACAAAATTGGGAAGATGCCTGTACCAGTTGGGGAGCTTTGTCCGGGCTGGAACTGGGGGCGGAATGATGTCTTTGAGATAGGCTTCTGTCGTGAAGATTGTCTTGGGTTGGAAAAACATTCCTATTCCTTACTGTCTCGACCACGTGACAGTTAGGGTTGTACCAGAAGCGACGGATACTGCAACCTCAGCATTCGGATCAAGGACGTCTACGTCAGCGTCAGCGTAAGCTGTCGCGCCACCTGCCAAGCCTGCATTGCCAGAGGTGCCGCCCATTCCGGGCCACGTGTTGGCAGCTGTCGCGCCGGGATTGCCAGCTGGGCCTGCCGTGCCGGGATTGCCAGCGGAGCCTGCGGAGCCTGATGTGCCGGGGTTGCCAGCTGCAGCGCCCGTTCCAGATGCGCCGGGGTTGCCGTTGTAGCCTGCGTTGCCGGGGTTGCCTGCGCTGCCTGAGGTGGCACCATTGCCGTTTGCGCCGACGTTGCCGCCTGCGCCAGTGTTGCCATTGGAGCCTGCGTTGCCTGCGTTTCCGGGGTTGCCTCGACCACCACGGCCACCTGTTCCGCCTGCGGGACCGCCGTTGCCGCCTGCGCCGCCATTTCCGTAGGGCGCAAAGCTTCCGTCTGGTGATCCAGTGTTGCCATTCGTGGCTGACTGTCCGGCGCCACCATTGCCGCCACCGCCTCGCGCACCACCATTGCCTCGCGCACCAGCAGAACCGATATTTCCTGACGCGCCAGTATTGCCGGGGTTGCCAGAGTTTCCTGCGTTGCCGCGGGCGCCGCCGGGACCACCGTTGCCATTGGTGCCAGCGTTGCCTGTACTGCCGGGATTGCCAGCTGAGCCGCCGTTTCCCCGGACGCCATTGTTGCCGGGATTGCCGGGATTGCCTACGCCACCGGTGGTTCCGCCGTTGCCGCGGGCGCCGCCGGGACCGCCTGCACCACCTGTGCCGCCTGTGCCTTTGGTCCCGCCTGTGCCACCTGAGAATGTGTGCAGCGAGCCAAAGGTCGTGTCAGCGCCTGCCGCGCCATCTGTACCGTCTGGGCCTGTAGAGCCTACGTTCCCTGAAGCGCCAGTGTTTCCTGCGGTGCCTGTATTGCCAGCCGTACCGGGATTGCCTGCTGTCGCGCCTAAGCCATTGGTTCCTACGTTACCGTTGGCTCCTGCGCTGCCTGCGCTTCCAGACGTTGCACCATTGCCGCCAGCGCCACTAGAGCCAGTGTTGCCATTGGTGCCAGCGTTGCCGGGATTGCCGGAGCTTCCGGCACCACCGGGATTTGCGTTTCCATTTGAACCCACATTACCGTTGTTTCCGAGACCACCAGAATTTCCGGGGCGCGCGGCTACGAATGCCGCATTGGCCGAGTACGTTGATGCTGATCCACCATTGCCGCCAGCGCCGCCTGACGGACACGCGTTACCAGACGAGCCGGGGTTGCCCGGTACATAAGAGTTTTTACTAGCATTTGACAGGCCACCGCCACCGCCGCCACCACCACCGCCTCTGCCCGTGTTGCCAGAGGTGCCGGGATTGCCGGTGCCACCGTTGCCGCCAGCGCCGCCATTTCCCCGGACACCATTCGAGCCGGGGTTGCCAGAATTACCAGACGCGCCAGAGTTTCCTGCGTTGCCGCGGGCGCCGCCGGGACCGTTTGTGCCGGGATTGCCTGCGTTGCCGGGGTTGCCTGATGTGCCACTATTGCCACCGGGGCCAGCGACACCGGGATTTCCTGCGTTGCCGGGATTACCTGCGCCGCCATCGTCTCCGATGCTGCCGGGATTGCCAGAGTTTCCTGCATTGCCCTTACCATTGATGGCGACTTTTTTGATGCCGGGCGGCGTCTGGAAGTTTCCGGGGGCATTAAATACTTGGCTGCCGCCGGGGTTTAGAGGCTTGAACCTGTGGGACGTTCCAATGATGGGCATAGGCTACTCCGTGGAGCGAGCGAGAGCCGCGAAGTCACTTGGAAAGCCTTCTGGGCTGAGCGCAAAATTCTGTTTGACGTACTTGTCGTCGTCGTCTTCCCAGAGAACTATTTCGTATGTGACCACCGGGGTTTTCCTGAAGATAATTTCTTTGCCGTCTTTATCTTTGAACCACGTGCTGATGGCCTCCAAGTCTTGGGTGGCGTCAACGTGCTCTAGGTTCGTGAATGGCACGTCCATGTCTTCGAGGATACGCCGAAGATTTTGGGCGCTCTTGTCGCCCTTCTCACAATGAAGAACAATATTGTCGTATGCGATTGGCTTGGTCATGGGTTTATCCCTCGTAGAATGACAGGCTGGCGTAGATATCTGTGCTGCCCTTGATGTAGGTGAACGTGTAAATAGTGGTTTTGTTTGCTGCCGGATTAACGTCTGGCTGGCTCGAAGCGTTGTTCCAAAGAATGCTGTAGCCTACCGGCGCAAGAAAGCTTATTGCGCGGGAGCCAGTGGCGTCCTGCTCGAAGATGGTCGTGACTGCGCGAGTTGTGCCAGATGGCATATTGTCAGTCGTTGGCAGAGTTACATCGCAGTCTCCACCCAGATTGTATCTGGCGACGTTGATGTTGTTCGGGACCGTGAAGTCTGTGGCCTTGCTGACGTCTTCGGCTAGGGTCTCTTGGTAATCATCGAACGTGACGTTGGTGATTTTATTATCGCCAGCGTTGATGTCGCCAGACATTGTGCCGCCAGATTTATCCAGCTTGGTAGCGATGCTCGCAGTGATGGTCGTCGCGAAGTTCGGGTCGTCTCCGAGAGCTGCCGCCAACTCATTGAGCGTGTCCAGTGTGCCCGGCGCGCTCGCCAAAAGATCAGCAATGGCTGTGTCAACGTAGAGTTTGGTCGTGGCGTGACCGTCGGCGGTCGGGGTCGCCACGGAGATCGTGTTGGTCGTGACTGCGCCAATGTCTGTGATCGTCTGAAGGTTCATGGCCGTCGGGACATAGACCGTGCCATTAAATAGCGGGACTTCGTTTGTGGCGGGCGCAGTGCCCGACACGTCATTGAGATCGCCGAAGTTGAGGCTGCCAAAGGACGCGCTGGTTACGAAGCTCGTGCCGTTGTAGACCTTCATTGCGTCAGTGGTCGTGTCGTACCAGAGCATACCGTCGGTCGGAGAGCCGGGCGCATTGGATGCGATAATATATTTGCTGCCGAAATAATTGATGTTCACAGCGTTGGCTGCGGCGTTGGTAACGTCTGTGCTGATCGCACTCAGAGTTGAGACAGCTGCGCTGATCGAGCTTAGGTTCGAGACCGCCGCGGAAACCGGACCCAAAGCAGTGATCTCGGTATCAAGTCCGGCCAGTGTGGTGATGTTCGCGTTGTTTGTATAAAGCCCGGACAAGGCAGTCGTGATCGCGCCAAGAGCTGTGATCTCGGTGTCGAGAGCCGCCAGAGCATTGATGTTGGTTTCGTTGGCCAAGACGTTGGTGATGTCCGAGGTCATGCCAGCAACAGTTGTGATGTTTGCGCTGATGCCTGCGACGGTAATAACGCTTGCGGCATTGGTCGCGACAGTTGTGATGTTTGCGCTGATGCCTGCGAGCGTGGTGATGTTTGCGCTCTGGGTAGCCAGCGTGTTGATATCAGCGAGATCGCCGTATACCGTGTTGAGTTCACTCAGGTCGGCATAGAGGCCATTGATGGCCGTTAGTGCGCCAGAAACGGCCACAATGTCCGCGGACGTGGCCCAGTATTTGGCGGAGTAATCGCTGCCGTCTACCGTGGTGACAAGCTTGGTGGCCCAATCTTTGGCCAGACTTGCGTTGACGATCTTGGTGAAGTTTGAATCTGGGCTTGCCCCGCTGGACGTGTGCGCGGCATTGGCGACATAGGTGTCCATGTCGTGCGTGACGATATCAAGACGTTCGTAATCTGTGGCGTCTGCGTATGCGCCAATGGTCCTGAAGATGTACTCGCCACTGTCCACCCAGCCGCCACCAGAGACTTGGTTCTGGAATTTCTGGGTAGAGCTATCAACGCGGAACTCAAACACTGTCGCATCGAAGTCGCCGGAGACATCAAAGATTTGCGTGAGCATTTCGCTCAGCGTCTTTGTGCCCTGCTCGGCGTCTTCCAAGTAAGTATCAAGGGAGTGTGTGCCCGTCTTGGACGACACAAACTGGATTTGCTCACTCTTGGGTGTGGTTCCGGCCATGGTAAATTATCTGCCTCGCTTTTCGAGCATGTTCTTAATTCCCGTGAGTTCGCCCTCAAGGGTGTCGATGTGGCGCTGACACTTCACGATGCGCTTGTTGAAGTTGGCTTCGCGCTCGTCTGAGTTGTTGTCCAGCGCGCTGACGATCTCGTTGAGAATGTCTTGGAGATCGGAGGGCTGGTTGGCAATGAGTGCCTTGATAAGTCTGGCTTTCTTCATGTTACTTCTGCCTCCGTTGTGGGGCTTGGCGTTGAGGCACGAGGTTGCCTTTTTCGACTTGGCGCTGGACGTCCTCGTTTGGTTGGACCGACGCGCCTCTGGCTGCTTCGCGCATGGCCATCTCTTGGGATGGGCTGTCGCCCTTGGATTGGCGTTCTTCCGGGGAAATCCTGAACTGGTCAAGATCGCTGACGCCGAGCGCACGAATGGCTTCTTCAGCGATCATGCCCATCTTGTATTCCATGTTGAGGCCCGTCTCGCTCATGATCTTAAGCATGTTCATCCATGTTTCGGCATTGCGGGTCGGCTCGAGCGGGAGCGTGCCATCAATGACGAGGTAGTCGATGTTGCCTTGGAGATCGCTGATGTCGTAGTCGATGTAGCCGTCTTTGACTACGGGGGCCAGTTGGGAGGGCATCTGGTCTTGGTCGATGCGGATGCTGCCTTCCATGGCGATGGCGTCTTGGATATTACCGACCATCATTCTGACCATGGGGCGTACAGTGGTGGCAGAAATAATTCGGCTCAAGACACCGAGACGTTGGCTGCCAAGCTGGGTAAGGCGCTGGATTTCTGTGGCGGTCCGGACGGTTGCCGTGGGCATGCCTTGTTGGGCGTCACTGGCGGCACTTACTCTTTGCTTCATGTCGGACATGGCCGCGATGTCGTTCCAGTGGCCGCGGGTGACGTCTGGGATTTTCGCAATATGAATGCCGTCGCCGGGCTTGGAGCCGGGAAGCGTTCGCACCACGCCCCAAGGGTTCCGGTCGATCAGGTCAGGAATGTTCACTTGGGTCGGGTCAGCAAAAATAAGGTTGCTCAGGGCTGCCTGCACGTTGTCCACACGGGAACGCAGGAGCCAAGTGGCGATGTCGTGCATTGGCAGGATCAAGTCATAGAGACTTTGGCTGTAGGTCTTGTGGCTGTCGTGGTAGAGGCCACCGATCACATTGGGGAACTGACGCCCATAAGGGTTCATCTGGCACCGGATGCAGACTTTTTCGTCTAGGATCGTGATGACCAGCCAGATTTGATCGATGCTTGTGACGCCGATCTCGTAGCCAGAGAGGCGCACCCAGAACTCGTCTGTGACACGCGAGTTGCCCAGCATGAAGTGCTGATCGCCCATGCCGCGCTGATTGGGAGCCGACGGGTCAATGTTGAGACCGCGACCCTGCTCAGCGTGAAACCTGTGAGCGCTCCAGCCATTGTTGGGGGCCGAGGTGCGGTTGCGCAGTTCAGGATGCTGCTTGAGCTTCGGGTAGAGCTGTGAGTTCAGGAGCGCATTGAATGAGCTGTGCTTCACGAACGTAATGAATTGCGCATTGTCCCAGTCGCCCCAACTGACGCGGGGATCAGGGAAACAACGGCGCGGGTCACTGTTGACGATCTGGTTGGTGTTGTTCTTGGCGTCCCACAGAAGCTGGGTCGGCGCAAAACCGTAGCGTACGCAGTCCAAGAGCATCTGGGCCAGTCGTGCTTCGCCAGCTGTGCGGCGCATCTGAGAGTGCACCACGCGCTCTAGGATCATACCGTTCTGGCGGGACTGGCGGTTGAGACCTTCCAGCTGGAACATTGGATTGCGGCCCGCAAGGGCTGCCATGAGGTAAGTGAGAACTGTGTCGGCCACTGCGCGCGTATCAGCAATGACTGCCTTCTCGCGGAATTGCGTGGCATGTGGATCAACATAGACGTCGTGAGCGCGATCGGCTTCTTTCCAGTGGTCGTAGCGTCCACTGATTTTCTGGTAGCTCATCTCTGTGCACGCCTTGACGTACTGGACGATCTTGTTTTCTTCGGCCTCGGTGAGATCGCCGGAGATGTCCTGCATGTCCACGAGCTTATTGACCAAGCGCGACAGGTCAACGACCATGCCGTCCCCGCCCAAGGCTTGGTAGTTGCCACTGTAGTTTCGCTTGGTGTCTGACATGGTCTGTGTTTTGCCTTATGTGGGGGTCTTTGTCGTCCGGGTCACTCGCCCCAACGCTTGAACTGACCGCCTGCCAGATCGCTCTTGTTGAAGCGAATGTTGTTCTTGACTTGGCTGTTGAGGCTGCCGTCCATTCTCAGGTCGCCATAGAGCATCATGTCTTGGCTACCCGTGCGGCTCAGAATGTCCAAGAGCATGGTGAGCGCGTCAACTTGGTCGTCGTGCGTCCCGCTTGGGAAAGACGTACACTCGTTGATGAACTCGTCGAGCCAAGGTGCAGCCGTCGGCAGGTAGACCCTGCCGCCTTCGATGAGGGGCGTGACTGCGTTGGCCCGCATTACTTTGTCGGTGCCGACTTTGTAAGGGATGACGCTGAGGCCGCTCTCGCGTCTCAGGTCTTGGATCAGGGATTGGCCAGAGGCTTTGTCTTCGATGTAGGTTGCGCGGTGGCCTTTGCCTCGCCAGACGGCGGCGTTCGAGATCATGCGTTGCTTGAGCTCCGGGTATTCCCAGCGCGAACGCTGGACGTCCAAGATATAGATACTGCCGTCGCGGGTCATGCCCCCGGTCATGATGACCGAGTAGTCGTTGCTCTCGTTTTTCTTGAAGGCTGTGTCCGCGACGGTGATGAGCGTCTGGAAATTGTCTGGATCAAAGTCTTCGGGGAAGTATTTCCACCATTCGTTCTTCAAGATGTTGCCTCCTTCAATGTAGGGGCGCTGTTGATAGAGGCTCTCGAAGTCGCGCGGGTTCATACGCCGTTTGCGCTTGAGTTCCTCTAGGGGAAATCTGGCTTCCCAGAGGGCAACTTCTTCGCTGGTTTGGATGAAACGCTTGGACTTTGTGAGTTTGGAGCTTTCGTTGGCTGCCAGAAACATAGGATGTTCTTCGGGCAGAGACGTTCTGCCGATTTTTTTGCCCAACTTTTGTGTGATCGCTTGGTAGTCTAGGTGTATCCAGCGACCTTCTTTCCAGTCGTCCGTGGCCATGATGCGGCCAGCGAGGTCGTCTGGGTGCCAGCGGGTTTGAACGACCACTTCGATTGCGGGGTTTCCGCTGTGATCTGGCTGCTTTCTCGAAAGGAGGCCAGACGTGTAGAAGTTCCAGACCTTGTTGCGCATCGTGGCGCTCTCGGCTTCTTCGCGGGACTTGATCGGGTCATCAATGAGAAGAAGATTTGATGGTCGGCCAGTTGTGGTGCCTCCGATGCCCACGCCGAAGTAGGCTCCGCCAACGTCTGTGCGCCATACGTCTGCTGCCCGGCTGTCGCCCGCTACCCGGAAGTGAGGAAATATCTGTCTGGTGACATCGCCTTCGCTCAGGTCGCGGCATTCACGGCCAAAGTCTCCGGCCAGTTGGGCGTTGTATGAGGTGCTCAAGACGTATCTGGTGGGGTCGCGTCCCATGAAATAGGCCGGGAAGCCTATCGTGCAGAAGGTACTTTTTGCGTGGCGGGGAGGCATGGTCATCAGGACGCCACGGATCGACGTGCCGTCTTTGGATTTCAACAGACCCTTTTCGAGTTGGTCGAGGGTGTCGATGATTTCGATCTGGAATTCAGTCAGGACGAACTTGGGATGCACTAAGTTGATGAAGCCAAGGTAGGAGGTTGACGCATAGTCAAGCGCCAGCAGGTGCTTTGCGGCCTCTGCTGGCGTCAATGGTTTGGGCTCTGGAGGGGCCGCTAGAGTAATGTTTTGATGTTCCCTCGGTGTAGGACGCCTGAGGCGCGGAGCTGGGTGGAGAGTTCTTGGTCTTGGATACTGTCGGCCATGATGGAGTAGAAGTGTTCCATGATGGCTTTGCGGCGCTTGTGTGGCGGAACGCTCGTGGTGTCCAGCTGGGCCATGGCTTTGCCGAGGTCGTTGGCACTGATGCTTGTGGGCAGGGCCTCGGCTTGGGGATTGCTGATGATGTTCGTGTTGTCTCTGCGTTTCATGGTGCGTCCTCGTATTCGGCGTCTAGGATTTCGGGTTCGTCCGGGTCGTTCGGGTCTTGCTCGCTGGCTTTGGCGGCGATGGCCATGAGGTCTTCACGGCTGAGTTTGGTGGCGTCTGTGTGGACGTGATCGTGTTGATTGTGCGTTAATTTCAGGTCGGGCACGACCTTGTTCAAGAGGGCCGAGAAGACGCGGGCTTGGGTTGGCGACCACGTTTGGGTGCCGAGGATTACTTTTTCAGCGGTGTCCAGTTGGGACCCGATAATTCCTGAAATGCGGCTTCGGAGGGCAATTATGCGGGCTGGCGTAAGCTTCACGTCTTTCGAGACGACGGCGGCTAAGACGGTCGTTGACTTTTTTTTTCTGTCGGAGGCCAGCGCCTCGGTTACGTCTTTACCTGTGATCTTGGTCATGTGGTTGTGTATCCTGTTTGTTTGGAAGTTTCAAATTTTGCTCGCTACTAGAGAGGCACCCGTGACGTGAGATGGCCGATGGGACCCACGGCGGGGCCGGGCCTGCCCCCCCCATGCGCAAGAGAGCGCATATTCGACGACGGTGGCACAAATGGGGCACAGCCCAAGGAAAAAAGCCAATGAAAACAAGGTTTTGCTCTCCCCTCCAAGGGGTAATCCACTGGCCTCTCGCGTTTCGGGCGCGTGAAGATCCGCGCATGCGAGGGCCTCTGGGAAAACCTTGGCGTCATGAGGGAAAAATACCTCGCGGGCGGGCTATGTGTCGTCCGCGGACAGGCGCGCACTCCCCAAAGGGGAGAGGGGGTTTTGGGGTGGATCGACCAATCCCGGTCGGTCCGGCATCCATGCACACACTCACAGGAGACACGCATGACAAATCCATTCAAAGGCGCTACGCTTGCAGACATCGCAGTAGCACTCAACGGCGCATCCGCGAAGGACGTGTTCGCAGTGCGCAAGGCCGCGCTCGAAGTCCTCGCCCTACGCAGCGAAGCTGCGAAGCCCGGATCGTACAAGCAACGCCGCACCGATATCGCCATCGCGCAAATCAAGGCGGGCCAAGGCGTAGACGCTAAGGCCGCTTTCGAGCAAGCCAAGGCGTCGCCCAAGGCGGCGCCTGTTGTGAAGGCTGCGAAGCAGCCTCGCATCAAGGCCAGCGCGAAGTCACGCACCAAGACGCGAATCCCTGCTGAGGTGCGCTCCGCGTTGGACGAACTCACGCCTGAGCAACGTGCTGGCGTGATGGCTCTGCTCGGCGCGAAGTAAGCGCGAGTCAACACACACACAAACCTTGGGCCACCCTTCGGGGTGGCCTTCTTTGCGCTTTCAATTCGGGAGTTTCCAATGCGCACTTTGTCCATCCACAACGTCCTTGCAGCAATCGACGACGATTTTCAACCCGTCAACACGGTGTCCGACGACGACACCTACAACACGTTTGACGCCGACGTAGAGCTTGCCATCGCGCAAGTGTTCGGCATCAAGCCAGACGTTGCAGGCCGCGGCCTCGACGGCCTCGTGTTGTTCGCCCCAAAGAAAACACGCAAATAATGCGTCGTCTTGCACCCATCATCACGATGGAAATCACCCGGTGGCCAATGGCCATCGGGTTTATCGTGTTTTGGGCGCTCGCAATTACATCAACCAACAACGAAGGATAACCAGACCATGCCAAAGTACTACATTGCAGCAATGCGCGGACGTTGCGAGATCATGGGGTCACACGATGGCCAAGCCCTGATCGAGACCAACAAAAACCCGCGTGATGCGGTTGCGTGGCAGCTGTGCCTGCAAGGCGAGTTTGACGGTGGGCCAGCGGTCAGTGCCCGAGCGTCTCACTGGCGTCTTGTGGACGAAAGCAATCGCATCATCGCGATTGCGCTCAACCCGTTGATGGCGGGGATTTACACCGCCGAAGACATCAATGACAAAACGCAGGCGAATGCCGCCTAGCGTACCACTGCACAAGAGGCGGGCAATGCGCAGACGCGTGTTGTCCGCTTTGGCGTTGGAGTGCGTGGCAGTTCTGCGCGCACACACGACGCATCCAGAATACGAGGAAGCCAGACGCGAATGTATGCGTTTCCTCGCCAAAGCGCATGACATATGGGGCGATGATGCCGAACGTGTCGTGAGGGAAGTCCTTGGGCGAAAGCCCACAACACCGGAGAACTACACATGACCCCTGATCAACCACGCAACCCAATCGGTTACGTCCCGCAGACCGCAGAGCAACTCAAGGTGCTGCTTCCAGACTTCGTGTTGGCCAGACAGTGGATGGGCGAGCGGTTTCTCGCACAAGACCGCCACAAGTTGTCCAGACAGCGGATTATCGGCACTGGCTTCCTCAACATGGGCCCGAGGCGGTGTCCAACAGCAGACGAAATCGACGAGTTGCTCGAGGCGCGTATTGCGGGAGAGAGCGGCACACGTCGCCTTAAAAATCTGACATACGGCAAAGACTGGCAGGAAGACGCCGAGTACATGCTTGAGGCCATTCAGTTCCTCGACGACGACACTGTGATCAACGTAGATGCGAAGACGCTTCATGTCTGGATCAGATGGACTGAACTTTGGCGTGCACGATAGCCAATGTGTCACGCTTATGCTACACAACTGAGGCAGGCCAATTCCGGCCTGTCTCGCACTATTACCAACACAAGAAAGCATACCATCATGACCAAGAAGAAAATCACCAGTGAAACAGGCAATCGTGCCTCAACGCCAGAGGAAATCAAGTCTGCGCTCATATTCAAGGGCGTGATGTTCACGATCACTATGTTTGCCAAGAGCGACAAGCGCAACCTCGTGATCAAGCACGAGGAACAACACATCGTAGGCATCGTGCCGGATGCCTTTGATGAGGCAACGCAACTCGCGAAGCTTGCCGATCTGTATCCTATTGAGTTCGGAGCGGCAAACGACTGGCGTCTCATGGAACACGAGGAAATCGTTCGCATCATCTTGGATGAAAACCACGTGAAGGCATTTTCTGCATCGGATATCAACAACCCACGCATATCCGGCAATGACCCTGTGTCCATGATCATTGCCGGGTTTATTCCGCCCGAACTCAAGACGATGCTCAAGGAACTTTATGACAGCGAGATCGCAACATTCATGACTGGATGCCGTGATCCTGAGTGTCGTTGTGGCGGTGAAGACGCCGAAATCCAGCTGCTCGGAAGCGACCTACTCGAACTCATAAAGCGGCGCGAGGCCGCTGACTGGACCGAGGAATCCCATAATGAGTGGACGGACTACATTCGTGATCGTGCCAAGGAAAGGGCGACCAAGCACTGACCCTCAAACCAACCCCACCAACAGTCACACAGGAAACACACCATGACTGACAAGAAAACCAATACCTTTAACCGTACCACTGGACGCAAGACCATCATGGTCGAAGGCACACGCTCGTCGCTTCTCGACAGACACAAAAGACACAACGGGGCAGACGAGGCAGGCAACAAGCCGGGCAGCAACGAGGACATGCTCATTCGGGACCTTCCCGAAGACACGCGGCCCGGCATTCGCTACTCAACCGAGTTTTACCTGCACAATCCCGGCACAAAGCGGGCCTCCTACTTCCAGATGTCGCATGACGTTGCGACAATTGATGTGCCGGAAGACTTATTGGAGGCGATGGCCTACATCAAGAAAAACTACAAGATGGACATTGAGAAAAAACTCGGCGGCCTCGAGGGCTGGCAATGGATGGACCAAGCAACCATCACTGACTTCATCCAAAAGCAAGACGGGCTATGTCTACCGCACATGGGCAAGCCGTCGGAAACAAATGCCAGTGGGGCAATGGACCCTGTTGAAGCAGGCTATTATGCGCTCAGGAACGCCTCGAGAGAGAACCCGGAAATGTTTGCCGAGGCGCTTCGATTGATGCTGGGCAAAGTCTTCGGTAAAGGCTCGACCACTGTCTTGGCACCCGAAGGCATGACAGCCGAAGACGTTGCCAACATGCTGGCCGACAAAAAGAAACCGACCACGTACTAGCATGGGAAAGTTCTCACAACTGATGGAGGGGGCGCTCGCGAGAGCGTTCCCTCTTTTGTCGTTGCCTTCCGAACGCGAGGGTGATCCGCTTATTGTTCCAACCAAGAAAGGAAAACCATACAACATGGACAAGGACTATGTGCCTATTCGTCCACCCGATGTCGTCGAAGACAAAGATAATCTCTGGCGCATGGCGTTGGACGCTGCCGAGGAACAGGCAAGCCTCATGTTCCAAGACAACGTGCGTCTCAAGCGTGAACTCGACGAGCTTCATGCCACTATGGCAAGAAAAATGCACACATACGAGGCTGTGCTGCTGACCTACCGCAAGTTCGTCGAGACTGTGCGGCGCATGCGTCAGATGATCAGGGTCACACCTGAGACCAAGCACAAGCACGTCGTCAAGCTGGGCAACAAATACTACGAAGGCCCCGTTGTCGATTGGGCCTTTGAATTCATTGACGCATTGGACTACTCGGCCAAGGTAACACAGGCCCTTGCGTCCATTCAGCTTCATGCTTCCCGTGAGCCTGATACCAACCCACCCAACCCAAGAGAGAGAGATACCACCGATGAAACTTCTCAGTAAATTCAAGGCGTTCATGTCACAAGACGTGTGGCAGGACACCGTGCATCCGATTATGGTCATGGGTGCGCTGATCGCTTACATGATGATCTATCTGCCGCTGTTCTTTGTCAGCGTGATTGTGGTTGTTATACTAACTGTGCCCAAAGCCATTGGCTATGTGTGTGGACGTTGCGCACAAGGCATTCTTAGCGCCCTCGGGTTCTTCATAGAAAAGCCCCTCGATTGGGCCAAGTGTGAAGTCAACAGGTACAACCTGTTGGACGCCGACTACATGACCGAGAGTCTCTTGGCTGAACGCGAAGAACCCAAGTGGCTGGATATAGCCAGTGTGAAGGGGAAGCTCCCTTAGTATGGCGCACACCTGCGCACACGCACCCGCAAATCCCCAAAGGGGATAGGGGGTTTATGGTCGGTGGCCCCTCACAGTGGGAGGGCCACGGCTACCCTGAGTATCAATTACATAAGGAAACGATATGGCTTACGGAAAGATTTTCAAAATGGCGGTCGCACCCGATGTGCGGGCCGCCGCAAACCAGATGGAGCAATTCATAGACAGGCGGTCAGCTGGCCGCGCTGGTTTCAGTAAGGCGTGGGACGTCTTCGATCAGTACATAATGGATACGTTCGCTGCCGGGCTTCCTGATCCTGTTGCTCATGCGCATGCCGACATGAGTGCGTGGTGGAACAGTGCGTCTCCGTCTTGGGCCGAAGAGTATGGCGTCTATGATATCTCGACGTCCAAGCTGGCCTCATACATCGGCTCTCCTTACATTGCGCTGGTCCAGATCGCCGCGATGGGCATGCTCATTGATGCCAGAGAGCAGGGCAACAAGACGCTCATTGATATGAGCGAATTCTTCTCGAACTCGGCGACCATGTCGCTTATGTGCATGGACAACGCACTCGAAAGCACGTCAGGAAAGCGTACCTATGGCCTGCCAGACATCCTTCCCCTGAACGAAGGCTTCACGGGTTATCCCTTCACACACTTGGTGACGGGCTGGCTCAAGAATAACTTCGGTGTGGACCTTGGCGCTCCACCCCGTGGCTTCAAGGGCATCCTTGAAGAAAGCACAAAGCCAGTCAACACGAGTGGGCTGGGGTATTCTACCTCGCCGATGGCACTCGGAATTATCTCTGCTCCAATCACCAAAGGAACTTCCATGCAAGACGACGTTAAGAACTCCGCATCTGACAACAAAGCTATGATCCCAACCGAGAACACAGCCAATGAGGGGCTGGCCGAAGCGTCTAGGCTGAAGGCGCAAATGGAGACCATCGCTGTCTCCCTCAAGGGTCTTGATCCTTCGCTCAAGAGTGCCATTGATGGCATGCTCAAGGCCGCTGGCATCGGGGACGTTGCGCTTCTCACTGAGGCTGTCGAGACTGCATCGCAGTCAGCTGGCCTCATCAAGCTGGCCGAGGACAAAACATCCACTGTTGAGGCGGAACTTATCTCTGCGAAGACACGGCTTGCCAAGCTTAGCTCTGTTGCATCTGCGCCTTCGGGGCCAGTGAAGGTGGCGGGACACGGTGATATTCCTGATGGCGATATTGTCCTGAAGAACGCAGCCGTCGTGTTTGATATCCCCAAGGATGCGGCGAAGCTGTTTGACTTCGATATTCCGTGCGGTGAATGGGATCACCCGCACCCGCATGTGCCAGCTATCGACCACGACTACGTGTTTGATGCAGAAATCCTTGTGACCATGCTGATTGCGATCCGCAAGAACCAAGTGCCATGGCTCAAGGGTCACACAGGTACTGGCAAAACCACGATGATCGAGCAAATCTATGGTCGCCTGAATATCCCTGTGTTCCGGGTCAACCTCGACAGTGATATCTCACGGGGCGATCTCGTTGGACGTGAGGTGCTCACCACTGATGCGGCTGGCAAGACCATCACCAAGTTCATTGATGGGGTTATCCCGATGGCGATGCAGCAGCCTTGCTGCCTGCTCTTGGATGAGATTGATGCGTCCCGGCCTGATCTTGGGTTCGTGCTTCAGCGTCTCACTGAGGGTGCGGGCTTCATGCTGCTTGAAGATGGCGGACGTACCGTCGAGCCGCATCCTTACTTCAGGCTGGCCGCTACTGCCAACACCAACGGACGTGGCGACGAGACAGGGCTGTACTCAGGTACTCGTGCGCTGGGTGTGGCGTTACTTAATCGCTTCAAGCCCTTCATTGACGTCGATTATATGACGCAATCAGAGGAAGAAGCGTTGATAGCGGATCGTGTGCCCGGCATCCCCTCGGATACCGCCAAGCGCATCGCTTCCTATGCCAGTGAGCACCGCAAGGCGTTCATTGCATCTAGTGTGACGCTTCCGAACTCGCCACGTGACACCATCGCTATGGCGTGGGCGTTCACTGACTTCCATATGTTCGGACCTGATCGTGCCATGCAGATGGCATTTAAGTATTGCGTTCTGGCGGCAGCTGATGCAGATGATCGTCAGGTTCTGTTGGGGCTGGCACAACGTGTGTTCCCTGACAAAGTGACCAAGGGCCTCAAAGCCTGAGGTCCCACAAGTAAGGCCCGCGCCACACTGATAAGGTGGTCCGCGGGGTTCGAGGCTCCGGCTCTTGAAAAGCTGGAGCCTCCCGAACCTTCCCAATATGTTCAATGTAATATGAGGTAATTGATATGGCTAAGGCCGCATTCAAAGTGCAGACTGCTGGAAAAGTTTCTGGCTCTGCGCTGATACACGAAATCAGGGAGACATCAAAGGTTTTCTCCCGTGATCATGGCATCAAGGTGCAGATCGGGGGCGGTGCACAAGGCTCACGTGCAGGCTCAACGGACGGCAAGACAGTTGTTTTGCCTGACGTGCCGCTCGGCGTGCAGTATGACCCGCACGAAGTCTCTGTCATGCGTGGTTACGTTGACCACGAGGCATCGCACAAAAGGCACACGGATTTCAAGCTGCTTGAGGCTTGCAAGGGCAACAAGTGGTTCGATTTGAGCGAGCTTCACCCGCTGTTTATGCCGGTGGCCAATGCGTTGGAAGACATGCGCGTCGAAGAACTCACCACCCGTGAGTACGCTGGGTCCAAGTATAATCTGCGGGCCGTTGCCGAGGACGTTGCTCAGAATTTCTTGGACAAATATGCTGGCACCGACATTGGACGCCAGATAGCTGCGGTCCTGCCGCTTGCCGTGACATGGGCCGGTCGCGAAGACATGGGATATAATTCTCCCGTGATGCGTGACTGTCTGGCGAGCCTGCCTGCCGGGCTGCCTGAGGTGGCCAAGGAAATAGTTGAAGAAGCCAAGACACGTGGCATGAATTCAACGTCTGACGTGCTTCAGTTGGCGCTTGATACCATCAAAAAGTATGGCTTGGACTATACACGGTCGGAAGCCGAGATCGAAGAACGGGCACGGGAACGTGAGCGTCAGAATTCCTCACGCAAACAAGACTCAGGTGCCAAGGGAAGCGGTAGCGGTGGCGAAGGCTCAGGCGGTGGCTTAGGCGAAGGCGAAGGCTCAGGCGGTGGCTCAGGAGAAGGCTCAGGCTCAGGAGAAGGCTCAGGCTCAGGCGAAGGCTTAGGCTCCGAAGGCGGTGGCGAAGGTGGCCGCGGCGAAGGCTCAGGCTCAGGCGAAGATGGCGTCGGTGAAGACGACATTGAAGGCTCCGAAGGCGGTACGGGTGGCGACACACGGACAGTTCAGGTCTCTGAGAAAGAGGCTGGCACTGGTATTGGTGGCGAGAGCGAGCGAGACGACGCAACCGAGGGCGCGACTGATGCTGATGGCATGGCCTCACAGGTAGCGTCCATGTCTGAGTCGTCTGGAACCGCGGGCATGGGCGGTGAAAGCGATGCTGGCATCAATGGTGCAGGTCGTGGCAATGGCGCAGGGTCCAACGCTGGAACAAAAGCGATGGGCCGTGACAAGATTTCCAATGCGAGCATCTTGGATAGCTCGATTGACCAAGCCATGAACGGTCTGGCTGATCGCAAGCGCACTGAAATCGGCAGCAAGGACCGTGGATGGGGCGAGCCCGATGCCAACGGACGGACTGTCGAGCACTACATTGCCCCGGCCATGGAGTTTGATGCGTATGTCACGCGCGACATGGCCAAGGGAAAATGGGGTCAGGAGCCGAAGCACGAGTCCAATATACACTGTGCCAAGCTGTATTCCATGGCGATGGCGTCGGCACGTGCCAGTGGTGCGTACCAACGTCTGAAGACGACGACTGCCGTGGCCACCAATCGGATGCGCAAAAATCTTGAGGCTGCGTTGCTCTCCAAGAAAGATCGCATCTGGCGTGGCGGTTACGAAGACGGCTCGCTCAATACAAAGGCGCTGTCCAAGGCGATGACGGGTTCGACTGCCATCTACAAAAAGCGGTCCGAAGCCGAAGACTTTGATACGGCGGTGCTCATTGCGGTGGATGCGTCGGGGTCAATGAGGGGCAAGCGTGCTGTCGCTCAGCAATGTCTCATTGCGTTGGCCGAAGTGTTCGATCGCATTGGTATTCCCTTTGCAGTAACAACGTGGAACACGGATGCGCTTGGGTCTAACAAGTCTGAGAAAACTGATTGGGTTGCCGCCCGGGCAGCGTTCTATGAGTCCATGCGCGCCGCTGGGATTTACCCGACGCATACACGGGTCGATCCGCTGACTGTGTACGAACTCAAAGGCTTCGGGGACACGCTGAAGGCAGCTGAGAATTCTCTGGCTGGGTACGAGCACTTGGTTGGCGGTGGTAACACTGATGCTGATGCTGTGCTGGCGTCTTTCCAACGTCTCTTGATGACGCGGCCTGAGAAACGCAAGGTGTTTATTGTGCTGAGCGATGGTGCCACCTGTGACACTGTCTCTCATGATGACAGCTCGAAGTTCGGGAGACTTAACTTTGTCTGTCGTGAGCTTGAGGCGCAGTGCGAGCTGATCGGCATCGGCATCATGGATCAGAGCGTGAAGAAACACTACAAGAATTGGGTGGTCACGCGCTCGCTCGAAGAACTGGCTGGTGCCTGCATGAAGCCTATCTCAAGGATGCTCTTGGGTGGCAAAATCTCTGGCACTGGCAAGAAGCCACGCAAGATTGCGTGAGGATAGCGCGCAAACGTAAGGCGACGGTCCCCATTGGCTGGTTCAGGTTGGCCAGTGGGGAGCGTCCCATGCAATTCTGGTTCGACGTTGGTTGGATCGTGAAGAATAAGCGCATAAAAAAGCGTGACCTTGACCAAGTGCGTCAGGTCATATGTGATGTAGAAAGTTCTCCACGGTGGAAGAACTTCAGGTTTTAATTTGTGAGGATTTATACAATGAAAATTCGTCAACCCGGTACTAAAGGCGAGAGCGGCGATGCAGGTTCGGTTGCTGTGTCAACCAAGCGCACGACGGTCACGCCCATCAATGAGGTGTGCCACAGTTTCTTTAAGGCGTTCGAGATTGATGGGACCAACGTCCTGTTTTTCGTGGACATCGAAGATGGCGGCAAGTCTGTCTCGATGAACAAGCGTGTCATCGTTCCGGCCTTGGGGGTGATCACAGAAACTAAGCGTTGGCCTATGCCTGCTGGGCGGGACATTGGTTCTGCATGCGATGAACTGATGCGTCGTCGGGCAACACATGCTGAAGCCAAGAGGTTCTATGAGGGGGTGATCAAGACCTTCGAGAGTATCGTTGGGCCAGTGGATCACAGTGTTGCTGTTGCTGGTGCTGTTGATGTTGCTG